TTTGAAACCATCTTTTAGCCTGTTCGTGTTCGTGTTTTTTCTCCCACCGTTTTTTAAGGTGAGCAATAATCTCTTCTGTGCTGATATTCTCGTCAGGAAATTCGGGGAGGGCTACCTCTGGAACCTCTTCTTCTGTACCACCCTTTCCAAATTTGGCAATCGCACATCGGTATCGATAATTAAAACTAGACGGATTTAAACCGCTAGCCTTACCAGCGTTTGCAATAATCCCCCCGTGTTCTTTTACGAGCTCAATAGCTTCTTTGAGTTGCTCATCCGAAAGAGGTTTGGTTGCCATCTAGCCTCGCAATCTCGCTGCCAACCTATTTGCTCGATTTGGAACCTGCGTAGCAAATTTGCTGTCCAGTAACTCCTCGGCAGCAGTCGAATAGTCGTCAGAAGATAATGCAGACAACATCCGATTAAATCCTGATAGAGCCGGGTAGCCCAACTGAAAACACAATTCGGTTATCACACGCTTAACTCGATCTGGCTGGCGATCAAACCAGTACCAATTTTCGCACTCTTTAATTGTGCGTTTAATATCGTTGTGCAAAAGAAATTCGGCTTCCTCTTCACTTATGCCAAGGCCGCCATCTTTGTCGATGTTCCTTCCATAGCCGATTGTGTGCTTGCCCTCTGTGCAAGTGTAACAATGCTCAGAAAACCCTTCTTCAATTTTTAAAGAACCTGCTATTTCGTCAATTAAGTCGGTCATTTTTTTCCCATGAATTTTGTAACACCCCGGAACCCGAAGCTGGCTGCTACAATGACGCCAAGCGTGTACTGATACCATTCCGGCATGGTCGCCAATATTTCAAATCCTCGGACGGCGTACTTTTCTAATCCGGGGATAAAGCACATACAAAGAGGTATGCAAAAAATAATGCAAAGTAGCTCATCTTTAAAACTACCCTGAGATGCTCGCGCTTGTTCAATATCCCAGTTAATGTCACCTTCTGCTTTAGCAATAGCGACTTTGGTTTTACCCTTGGCCTCTGCTGTTTTGCGTTCCAGATAACTGCCGCCCAGAGAGCTGACCGCGCTGATAAGTGGCCCTATGAACGGAATCATTTGCTTACCTTATTCATCAGTGCTTCTTCTAATTTTGGAAGCAAACGGATGCCGCAGTAGCCAATAAGAAAGGCCAGACCGACAGCAACCTCTGCGCTAAATTTCCAATAGCTCATCGCCGCCGGGATTAAGAACTCTGCCGCAATCCAGCCAACGACAATACTTAGTCCAATATCTTTAACGGCACCCCAGCCCCAGTTGCGCTTCGTCAACACGTTAGCTGCACCGCCGCAAGTGCTGGCAAAAATACAGCAGAACTTTCCTCCGAAAGTTGCTAACGCCCACTCCATCAGATGATCTTTTCTTTTAGGAGTATTGCACCGCCAGCCGCTGCGGCACCGATAAACATAGGCCACCCGGTGTTGGTTACAATGGCAATAATTACAAAGCCAAGGGCTACACCTGCCCATGAGCTTGGCTCTTTAATTCGCTCAATCATCCAATCCATTATCTTTCTCCTTTACATAAAAGTTTTAAAAAATGCGGTTAATATTCCTGCCACCAAAGTTGATACTACAAGCCAAGCCAATTTCTCCCATCTGGCTGAATGTGCCTTAACTTGATGGCTTAATGCCTTCAGTTCGTAGGTGCATTCGCGCCACCGTTCGCTGCATTCTTTTTCATGTTTTGCAATGGCATCGAGTGCTGCATTTGCCAGTTGAGTGGGAGATTTACGAACAGCCATTTTATATCAATTCCTTTTTTTTTTGATTTCTACCGGGCCAAATCGTCGTCCCATATCCAGAATGCAAAAAACTTTTTCCTCTGGTTGTGCGATAATCGTCCAAGTTCCCTCTCGTGAAACGTAAATCGTTATTACGGCACCCCGGCTGCTCATGCCTTTTGCAAGAGGTTGTTCGTCGTGTTGTTCAAGCAAAATCGGAGCCGGGTCGTCAGGGGTACAACCAATAGTCGCGTTGGCATTTGACATAAAAAAACCGCCCATCAGGACGGCGGCTGCTGCTACGATTGCGCGGAGTTTTTTTACCAAGGAACACCGCTGCCTTTCGTTGGATTTTTTTGTTCGTTAATCTGGTCAGTAACTGAACTTTCGTGTTCTGTAATTTGTTCATCACCTAGCTGTTCTTTTGTCCAGCCGATCACAACTTCTTCATCAAGACTGTCAAATTCTACAAAGCTGCTTAAATCGTCAATGGGAATTGCAACTGATCCGTAGCTGCGGCCCATGTATTCACCGTCAGTCTTCACAACTTGCCAGTGTACGTTATTAATAACCTTGTTTTTACCTGCGTGTTCCGCAATGTAATCACATTGAACGATTTTCCATTCCATAATTATTCTCCTTCTAAAGATGCAACTCGTTCTTCAAGTTCTTCTATTTTCTGAATAGATTCTTGAAGAGCTTTAGTTAACAAAGGAACTAATTTTGCATGATCCATCCCTTGATAAATTGGATCATTGTTTTGATCGACTGCATCTTTTTCGCCAACGACGGCCACAGGCACAACGCTTGATACTTCGTGTGCTAAGAAACCGTCCACAAAATCAGCGTTTTCTCCCGCAGAATTAAATTTAAACCGAGCGGGTTTTAATTCTTTTAGGCGAGTTGTGGCCTCCCAATCATAAGTGACAGAATTTTTCAGTCGATAATCAGAACTAGTAGCATACGTCACATTTGTGCCGTCGCTGCTAATCGTACCGTTTTCTCCGTAACTTGAACCGGTGCCCAGTCTGAAAAAGTAGCGCGTACCGCTGGTCCCTGCATGCCAGAGTATTCCTCCGTCAGAACCGCTATCAAGTTTGTTACAAATTCGACCACTTACATTAAATTGGCCATCAAAATATCCAGCGGTAGCCGTTGCGTTGACCATCGTTTGTCCACCAGACAGCACCACAAATTTTGTTGTGCCTCCACTAATTCCCCCCGAGCCGGTTTTCAGATGCAGCGCACCATTACTAGTAATCGAAATATTGTGACTTTCATCAGTATAAATATTCGCTGACTCGGCCCCTGTATAAAAGCCGATTCCACAAAAATCGGCTTGTCCTCCACCTGTTTCAGCCGAACGCAAATACATGGCATTTTTCGACCAAGAAGAAGCCTGCGTGTTAATCATTCCTGTCGTGCTTGTTGTACCGACCGAAAATTCACCACTAGAAGAAATTCTGCTTCGTTCCGCATTAGCTGAATAAAAATGAATTTCATCAGCAGTTTCAAAATCAATCTTGGTTTGGTCATCCTCCCCAATCTTGATGTCGGTTGCCAGTAAACTTGTGATTGTCGTTTGTGCTGCCGCGATTTCCAAATCAATGGTGTTATCGCCATCCTGATATGTCGCAGACAAACCAGTTTCAGTATTACTTGAAAACATCGCGCCAGCCGTATCCGAGATATATTCAGCTAGCGACGTGCCATCAACAGTGATCGCGTCAGCTTCCAAGGTGCCGTCAATATCTGCATTGCCAGAAATATCAAGTGTTGTAGCATCAAGCTCCCCGGCAACAGTTACCACTCCGTCTGCCAAAGTAATCAGGTCTGTATCATCCGTGTGACCTATGGTTGTTCCATTAATAAGAACGTCATCAATATCTAATGAGCCACCAGATATAAGTCCTGTCGTTGTAATATTTGACGAACCATTATCGATTGCTCCAAAACCACTGGTTATTGAACCGCTATTCAACGCACCTGTAGTAACTATGTTTCCACCACCAACATTGTGAGATGAAAAGTATGTTGAAACGGTATCGACGTTTGTCATCCGCATAGTGCCAGCGTCGTTAATCAGAATACCATCACCGCTTGCTACAGCCGTTGTGCCTCGTGAAGTTCCACCATCAATTAAGTTTATTTCAGCAGCGGTTGCCGTAACGCCATCAAGAATATTTAATTCAGCAGCGGTGCTGGTCACACCATCTAAAATATTTAACTCAGCAGCGGTGCTGGTCACACCATCTAAAATATTTAACTCAGCCCCGGTAGCTGTTACCGCAGTCCCTGCGTAGTTAAGATTGCCAGCCGCAATGTTAACTTCGCCAGCTCCTTTGGGTGTCAGGTCAATATCAATATTTGTATCGTCACCTGTAGCCGACAAAGTGATGGCATTCCCGGTTGCTGCATTGGTCACAGACAATTCATTGACCGCTGATGAAGTCGTTTCCAGTTTGATTAATTCATTTCCATTCGCATCAGCAATAAAGCCGCCATCCGCAAACTTGGGTGCGGTCAAAGTCTTATTGGTTAATGTCGCCGTACCACTATCCACGTAGGCTTTAACCGATTGCTGGCTGGCAACTGCACTCGCTGAATTGCCCGACATATCGTCTTGATCAAGAAAATCAATCAGGTCAGCGGTGCCTGATCCCGTGTAGCGGATCATCTTGTTTGCCGCAGAGGTCAGACCACCGATAGCCGTCAATTCGGTGTCCACATCTGGATTGGAGTAATAAGCAAAGCTTGCCCCGTCAGAGCTGAAACCCAAAAGCTTTGACGCACGGGTAGATGCATCATCGACCACCTCAGAGCTAGTCAGGTCAGTAACAGTTTTGGACACCTTGAATGACCGATCCAGTTCTTCCTGTTGCTCCTGCATTTGGTGCGTGAGTTTATCCAAAGCATCTTCGTGGGAGCTGGCAGGAAAAGGATCGTTTTCAACATAGTCGGTGGTTTGGGTTAACGGCGTGGCTCTGACTAGGATGACCTGCTGAGCACTGGTTGGGACGTTTCCAGAAGTAAAGGTTACCGTGCCTCCACCTGTGTCACCTATACCGCTAACGGTGTAATGCGTAGTGACTGTTTTCAAAGTTTCTGCGCCTGTGGCAGTTGTCCGTATGTAGACCTTCAGCTCAGCGGAAGCAAAGATTTTGAAAGTGTAGTTAAAA